ATGTGGGATAAGGGGCAATTCAAAGACGCTGATAAGTTTAAAATAACCTATAGGTACAATGGCGTGATGCGTGAGGCGACGGTTCAGGAAGTCAGGCTTTCGTACATTACGCTTTATAGGATGCGCAGCGCAAAGCATCATTGGGATCTGGCAAAAAAGGGAACCGGTGAGTGGTATTGTAACAGTCCCCACCAAATGAAACATGATTTATTAAAAATAATTGGCGAGGCCATCGATAAGGTGAAAGAATAACCGATTATTAATTTTTAAATAAACTTTTTTTAAGTATAATTGATAAATAAACCTTAAAACAATTAAATGGGAATTTTACGTTTTCTATTGGCTGTCGCCGTCATTATTGCTCATACTGCATTTATAGGGCAAATCGGGATGGTTGGCGGACTGATAGCCGTTGAAACGTTTTTCGTTATTTCAGGTTTTTACATCTCTCTTATACTAAACGAAAAATATATTGGCAAGAATGATTCCTATTGGCTTTTTATTAGCAATCGCCTTCTTAGATTATTGCCTATTTATTGGATCGTGCTGGTCATTACGGTTTTTTGCGTAATACTTATTCCAAATTACAATCGGGCGGAATTAGGCGGATTGGGTGTTTATAAGCAATACGGCGCAGATTTAAGCTTAACAACCTGGATTTATTTAATATTCACAAACGTTTTTGTTTTCTTTCAGGACACTGCCCTTTTTTTGGGAATAAGCCATCAATCGGGGAACTTGTTCTATACAAATAACTTTGCTTTTACCAGTCCGCCACTATATCAATTCCTTGCCATCCCCCAGGCTTGGAGTATCGGCATAGAACTATTGTTTTATGTTTTGGCTCCGTTTATATTAAAGAGAAGATTATGGATAATTTTTGCGGTAATGTCTATTAGCCTTCTGCTAAAAATATTCTTTTTAAGAAGGGGTTTGAATTACGATCCCTGGATATATAGATTTTTCCCATTTGAACTCGGATTCTTTCTTTTGGGAGCGATTGCTTATTTTATTTACAATAAGTATATTAAAATTTTAAAAATAAGCCTATTAGTAAACATCCTATGCTTGGTGACAGTTATTTTGTTTACTGTATTATATAATCAGATCCATTTTAAATACACAAATGTATTTTACACTGTTACGGTTTTTGCAATGATTCCGTTGTTGTTTAAGTTTACTAAAAATATAAAATTCGATAGATTCATTGGAGAATTATCCTACCCGATTTATATTACTCATATACTCATTAGGAATGTTTTAACATCGTTTGGCGTTTCCGATTATCTGCCTATTTTAACGTTAATCGGTTCAATTACATTAAGTTTCTTACTTATAAAACTGGTGGGCGATAACATAGAAAGAGCAAGACAATCCAGGGTTAAAATAGATTATGGGGTGAATAAAGAGCAAGACGCCCTGTCGGTAAAATTCAATTAAAATAAAAAAGCAGGTTCGCCTCGCGCCCACCTGCTTACTCTACAAAACTTAAACTGAAATGAAAAACTATTTGCTCTTATTTATTTCTTCTCTTAGCTGCCTGGAAACTTCGTCCAGTTCTCTTTGAAGGCGTTGTTTCTTCTCAAAAAGCGTTTCCGACTTATTTTTAAGCAAGTCGCTATCAATTAACTCTGTCTTATCGTATACCTCTTTATACATTCCTAATCTTTTTATTTCTACGGTGTGAAGTCCCATAATCCCGTTCGTGCAGATTGCCTGCCATTCAGTACGGGCCGCTTCTTTGTCATCTTGTAAAATAGCAATATGCAAATCGAGTAAGTGCCGATTAAGGCTTTCTAAAACTACATCCTCGGGAATACCGAGAAAATAGTTCGTCTGGCCGAAGTCGCCCGCGAAACCGGCAAAGTACTCCCCTATTGCTTTCAGGGCAAACGGGCTTATAAAGTCCGGCCTTTCGCGGCCTTCATTGGATGAGCGAACGGCACCCGATGGAAACCTTCTTATCTTTTTACCCATGATTTACCTAATCTTCTTTTTTCACGTTCAACGATGATATCCAAAAGCTCGTTTTGAGTTTCGGCATAGAATATTTCTGCAGGCCATTTTTTAAAGAAAGGTATCTTCTTATAGATGGTAAGCTGAAACATGCTATGAAACGGCTGTATGTCGTATCTCTGAAATGCCATCATTATTCCCTTTCTTCAATCTTCATTGTGACTTTCTGGTCAAAAATGAAATGAAGGGCCTTATAGATAAATAATATAGCCTCGCTTTCACTTTCGCCGGGCGCAAGCTTATATTCCCGCTTTTCATTTCGGTTAGTTATTGGGTTTATATAGCTTACTTTTAGTGTCATTCCTTAGAATAAATGTGTGATCCTGCAAACTTGACCATGTATCGGATTATGAATAAAAGCCTCAATTGCTTTAGGTGCCCACTGATACCCATTCCTATGGTGCCAGCTGTCCGTTCCGCTCGGGCTTCGTAAGGTCTCCACGCAAACACTACCGTAATCCTTGCTTATTTTATGGTGCATATGGTGTGTGTAGAAATAACGATGCTTGCACCCCGCCCAATCTTTAGCGGCTTCCTGGGCCATTAAGAGCGGTAAATCCTGCGCTTTGGCCCCGTCACCATGTGTTGATCCGATCAAATTTTCACCATAGACAAAATACTTCCGGTGCGCTATACTTACATTAAAAGTCACGTCATCGCACTTGCTAAACCAGCTTTTAATAGTATCGGCTAAAAAGAATCCGTTCGTATAATCGTGATTGCTCGGATCGTACTGCACATGCACCGGAGCAATACACCTTAATAGTTCAATAATTTCAATATCCAGTTGTTTAGCAATCAAAAAATTATCGTACCACATGCCGTCCGTGTCTTGTGGCGTTCCGCTTGTTGTTGTTCGCTTTGGCGTGTCTATATGCAATTTGTCGTTACCTACTATGTATAGTATCTTATCTATGTTCCAGCCTTGCGCCTTATTTAATATGCCCTGAACACCTTCTTTTACACGGTTGACGGCAATTTGATTATTATAGGCCTCTCCGTTTTCAAACGCACTGCATAGCTTACCTATATGTATATCTGCGGGATCTATTACAAGTAAATGGCCGTCGTCGATTTTATGGCGAATAATAACCGGATAAATTGGCGCATGTTCCCGCATTTCGGCTACGATGTCGTCTTTTATCTGCTCATAGGTAGGCGTTGGGTTTTTAACATGAATTGAATGGTGTTTGCCTTTATACCAATAATGGTTGACATTCTCAATATCTATTCCTTGTTCCTCGCAAACCGCCTCGATGCCGTGATCCTCAGATGCCTGGCGCTTCATCCGCTTTTGGATGTACCGACTGAAATTAACGTCATCGACAGCAAGACCATATTTGGCTATTATCTGCCTGGCCGCTTCTGCTTTACTAACACCGCCCTTTTTAAATATATCGATGCCTTCATCGATAAAATGGTTTAGGTGACTTTGTGGACCACTCATTAGCGTTTAAATAATTTGTGAATTCCTGCGCTTACCCATTTAATGAATACCTTTCGGATATCCTTTTCAAAAAGCAGGGCAACAAGAATCATAATTGTGATCAGTAATAAGATAACACACACTCCGTATAAATCCATAACATTGAGTTTTAAAGTAAGCCCTGCCGTACTCGGTCTACTGTCAGCAATCCATAACAGGCGTTTCCTAACAGGGCTATATTTTATAGTTTACCGGCGATGCCGCTTGCTATCTTGGTGAAGCCGCCGCCGTAAATAAATGTCACTACCTTGATTCCGAAATAAATAACTATAAACGCGGCTAGTCCAATTATCCACCATAACCGCTTTCTTGCCGTTGCTTTGCTGTCTGCCAATTGCGTTTGATTAGTGATCAGATTGGCGTTTAAATCTTTTATTTGGGCTTGCAACGTTGCTATATGCCTTTCGTCGGGTATTGTATCGTGAATAGTGGTTAGTTTATTGATCGTAATAATCTTACCCGGTAATTGTATAGTCCTTATAATGGTGTCGTGGCGAACAGAAGTAATCGTGTCGCCTTTTACTATCATGGTATCCCGTAAGCCAAATACTACGGTAGTATCGCTCTTTGCCCTGCCCTGAAAGCAAGGGTTTAGCTGATTGCTCAACCTTAGAAACTCGCTGTTTTGCTGTATGGCAAGGGCATCCAGTTTCTTAATATCCCGGCGCTGATAGTATGCTTGTGAACAGCCCGAAATCTGAATTAATAATAATACTCCTAAAATTAGTAAAATTATTGCAGATAAATTTTTTTTCATCACGTTTAATTTGATAGATTATGGAAAATCGATGTGGCGTAATAAAGAAAAGCCATCACCGCAGATATCGCCACCAGTACCAGAACGCCACCCGCCCACTTGGACTTGAAAACAGAAAGGGCGCTTTCGATAGAACTTTGCTTTTGCTCCAGGGCTTCCACCTTATCGATAAGACCTTTTCCTTTGGTGTATTTATCACCGATTAATAATATTTCAATCCGGTTATTTCCTTCTTGAATATGGATAATAGAGGCAACCAGGGATTTCATTTCTTCCCCTTGTTTCTCAACAATTTCTTTTAAATCTGCTATCTGCCTGTTTTCTGTTGGTGACATTGTAATAAAGGTGTTAAGTAATAGGTGTTAAAAAAAGTTGGCTTTCTATTTTTCGGCGGTGAGATAAAGTGTCTGAAACTACTTTTTTACCAGTTTCGGGATCGGTTATTTTATTCCATAATAAGAAGTGTTCGGCGGCGCCTTCAAAGTCGTTTTCGTTTAATAAGATAAGCAACGACGATTCATGTAATGCTCCAGTGCCTTCATTGTAAGTAAAAGAAACCAGGGCATCGAATTGGTTTTGATTAATTGGCACCTTGACATAAGAGTTTACAGCTTCTTCATATTGGCCTAAAGTGTTTAGAAATAACCCTGTCGCCTGCTCTTCGCTATTCAGTTTGTCCCCCGGTTTTACGTGGCTGCCATTTTGATAACGGGTCGAACCATATCCTATGGTCCAAACTCCAGCAATGTCTTTATATGCATGGAGTCTAAGCCCTTCAAAGCCCTTTATTAAAGATAACCCATTATTACTTATGCGCATTGTTTCCATTTCTTTCTTTCTCGCTCAATGTTTTGCTTAAACCATAGCGGCCTAAGATTGCTATAATGAAAAGCTTCTTTTTGCTGTAATAAATCGAATAAGTCGAACAGGCAAAGCGGCTTGATATGGTCTATATTCCATTTTCCGTCTCCATTTCCATGATTTAACCAATTCATACCTTCTTCAAATTGTGATTCTATATGATTTTTAAACGTATCAAAATCACAGCCGATTAAATTAAGGCAAGAAGTGTGTTTTTTCCCGCGCTTGCACCTAACTATTACTTTATAAAACCTGTCTCTTAGAGACTTTTCAAGTAAAAATTTAGGACTCGGATTGTCGCGTCTTTTTTTTCTTGCCTCGTTTATTCTATCTTTTACAGTATTTCGATAAGCCTTTATTTTTTCCCGCCTATCGGGTCTCTTATCGGCAATTTTTCGTTTTTCAGCAAGCACTTCTTTGTTTTTTAGATAATAGGATTTCCAGCGTTCTTTAACTTTTTCCTTATTATTTTCTGCGTACTTTTTAGCATCTCTACTCGCCTGTTCTTTGGTTTTTGGCTTGCATGCGGCGTTCATACATGTTTTACATTGTCCGTGCTTTCCATCAACCCTTAGACGGTTATTATAAAAATCATCTAAGTTTTTAGAAATTTTGCAAACTGTACATACTTTTTTTGGCATCATAAAATCATGTGGTTGTCTTAAAAATACCAAAAAAATTAGCAATTTACAAGCATAGCGTTACTTTGTTACGTCGGTGGTTGACGGAGAAACCGGGGTAATAATCTGAGCAGGAGTTAAGAACTTCTTAACCAGGTAAGCAAGCCCGGCGGCTAACGCAGTGGCGCCTAATTGCTTCCAGTCAAGGGTTAATACCTTACCCGATTGCAGGGCTTCTAACCATTGCAGCACGGGCGACAAAACCGCACCCAATACCGCTACATATAAGCCATGTAAAGCGTCTCTCCAGTTGATTGAGCCTAACGCTGATGTGATAATTTGATTCATTTTAATAGGGGTTTTTATGTTAATTAATGGATTGCTATAAATGGATGACCAAGCGTTTTCCCTCCGATAACGGGGCCGGACGCTATGGTTAATGTTCCTGGTTGATAAGTAATGTTATAATTCGTTGCTGCCGCGCCGCTTGCTGTAATAGGATAAGTCCCCGCAGGTGACGCGGTTAATGCCGTTGTGGTGATCGTTGGCAGGGTTGTTAAACTTGCCGGGGTGTCGCCGTTTCTTAGCCCGATGTAAGACGCCGTTAGAGTAGGATTAACCGCGCCCACCGACTTATACTGATTGTTTGCCCGGATGGTTAAACCCGCCTTGCCTACTGAAATAGTAACGTGCGCGGTGTCGCTACCGCCGCCGTTTGTAGCGGTTATGACGTAGGTTGTTGTAGAAACTAAAACCCCCGGCGTCCCTGTTATCTTTCCGGTTGAGGCGCTCAAACTGATTCCTAATGGCAAAGACGGACTTACGCTATAGGTTATCGTTGGCGATCCTGAAATGGTGGGGGTTAAAGTAGCGATGGCATACCCATACACACCCGAAACGATGTTGCCCGAATAACTTAATAAAGGCGCTACAGGGCTGGCCGAACAACTAACATAAAGATAAGTCGGTAATACGGTAGCGTCAATTAAAGCATGTACAATATTTGTTGAGGCCCCTGCAGGAACATAAGCTGTTGTTAAATCCCAATAAGTATCAACTTCTGAACCGAAGCGATTAATAAACTTAATCTTATTATAGGATATGGTGACGTCTATTGACGCCGCGCCCGAATAATTACCAAAGCTTATTCCATCGTTGGCGTATGCCGTTCCACTTCCGTACACGGTGTTGTGATCCATTTTGATATGGCTCCCACCCTGCACCTGCATACCAACGTATCCGCCGTCAACTACAATATTATAGCGGGCTACCTGATAGGATCCACCCACATCACCGAGGACAATACCTGCAGCTCCGCCCGAGTCGTTAATGATCTGGCCGCCGCGTATCATGTTATACTCAACCATGATCGAGTCGCCCGGCAAACCATTGGACTGATAGACGGAAATAAGGTCCTGCGGATGCTGCGCTTGCCCGGCAATGTTTTCGATATTGTTAAACATTACCCGATTGCCGCCCCCACCAATGTTATTAAACTGTACTGCATTACCCGCAGGAAACGGGCCGTTCATATTTAAAAAGTAGTTATGGTGAACATTAATTCCACCCATAGGGCAATAGTTTGCATGAACACCGTCGCGCACGTTTGACGCATAATTAGAATCTATCTGAACGTTATAGCAGTTATCCAGTTGAATAGCGGTGTTTGAGCTATTCATTAACTTATTGTGGGTAATACGGATATTAGAACAGTTAGTCAGGTGTATTAAAACAGAACTGCCACCGAGGTTATTTATCGAATCGCCGCTGATGGTTATCCCGGTTACTCCGCTCAAAGTTATCGGAGCATGACTAGAATAGTTCACGCAAAAGCTAAGCGTCTGCGCTTTTACAAGCACCGGGATAAACAGCAATATGAGTACCCATCGTTTCATTTATTTCCAGGTACGAATTACGACAGGTAAAACAGTAGCATCTATATTGGCCTTTAAGATATTGGTATACCATCCGGCAGGTATTAATCCGGCTTTAGGGTCATACCAATCATCCGATTCAACACCGCTTTTATTGAAGAACTTTATCTTATTGTAGCTCATTGTTATATCTGAAACCGGCAACCCTGAATAATTCCCAAAGCTCATTCCGTCATTAGAGTATGGTGTTGAAGTGCTGAAAATAATATTGTGATCCATTTTAATGTGAGAACCGCCTTGTACCTGGGCACCTACGAAACCGGAATTGACAAGGATATTATACCGCGCCACTTGGTAAGAACCGCCCAGATCGCCCAAGACAATGCCGGCGGCGCCTCCGCTTGTGTTATAGTACTGGCCGCCGCGTATCCAGTTACCAATTACCATTATACTATCACCTTGCGCACCGTTTGACTTGTAAAGGCTTAAACCGTCTTCAGGTTTACCAACACCGGCGATATCTTCACATCTGTTATAGCTGATTGATGTTTTTGGGCCTGATACGTTTACGAACTGAACGAAGTTTCCACCAGGGAACGGCCCTAAAAT